TATTTATTTGCTGTTTGCTAACCTGATACATATATTTAACTTGCGTGAAATCGGCGGTTATTACTACCTGATAGAATCAATAATCGACTTGGTTTTTATTAAAATTATGATTTCAAGCAGGGCGAGCACATTAGTATTAAAGGTACTATTAATCTCAATTTTCTATAAAGCATTATCATTAATAGAGTATAATACTAGCTACACATTAATTTATAGCAACTATGAGCTAGTAATGACGCTAATTATATCAATATTGACGGTAACGACATTTGGTTTTGGAGTCCCGACAGATGGAACAGGTCGAAGTTATGCTGAGCCTAGCGATGATCCTAGTGATCGCGGTTACAGCCGCTTATCAAGTGGGGAAACACATTGAACGCGAGAAGCACGGTAGACGCTGCGTTGAAGCAAGCGCCGAGAGACTTATACGATCTACTTGTGAGAGTGATAGAGCAGTCGAACGAGAATATCGAGAAGATCGGCAATTCAACAGCTCAGAATATTGCAAAACTGGATGAAACTATCAAGGTGTTATCAACCGGACAGGATAAATTGGCAGCAGCTCTATTGAGATTTGAAGAGCGCCACGCTAGCGACCTAGTAAGAGTAGAAGAAAAGCACGAAGAAAACCGTTTCAGATTTGAGCGCTTAGAAAATAATCAGAAAGCATCATCTAACAGAATCGAACAAGTAAAAGAGTCCATGAAAGAAGATATAGAAGCTATCAAAATGCACGCTTTGGAGATGGGAAAGGATTTAGAGCGTAATGCAGACTGGCGAAAAACTTTCAATAAAATTCTAGTTAGCGTTATCACTGTAGTTTTAGGCGCATCATTCCTGTTGATAATGGGGTTAAAATAATGAGAGTGCTATCACCTCAAAGGTATGTTGATTGCTACGGCGCTGGTCACTATGGAGCCAGTAGAGGGTCAAGAACTCATAACGGCGTAGATTATGCCTGTTATCCTTGCTCAAAGGTTTATTCGCCTGTTTATGGGGAAGTTACGAAATTAGGCTACCCATACCGCGACGACTTATCATTTAGATACGTCCAAATCACAACCAATAAAGGCTATAAGGTAAGGGTGTTTTATATTGAGCCATTTTTAGCGTTAGGCGATCATGTTGATGTGAATACAGTTATCGGTGAATCTCAGTTGTTAGGTGATAGATACCCAGATATTACAGAGCATGTTCATTTAGAGGTAAAAGATCCAGATGGTCGATTTGTTAACCCAAAGGAGTTAGGTTTATGAGTTTACCTATACCAGTATTAGGCGGCTTGATGGACATGGGGAAGCAGCTAATTTCTCATTGGTTTCCTGACCCAGATGAGGCGGACAAAAAGCAATTAGAATTTATCGCATTAATACAAAGCGGAAAGCTGAAAGAGCTAGAGTCAGCAGCAAGCGTAATCAAAACCGAGGCAAGTAGTGAGTCCTGGTTAACTAGAAGCTGGCGACCTATCACTATGTTAACCTTTGTTGCACTAATAGCGGCTCATTGGTTAGGCTGGACGGCTCCCAATTTGGCACAGGAAGAAATAACTGGATTGATCGAACTAGTTAAAATAGGTCTAGGTGGCTACGTAGTCTCTCGCGGCGCTGAGAAAGCCATAAGCGAGTGGAAGAAATAGTTTTCATGTCAGCACAAGGACGGTGCAAATATTAGCCTCAGCAATGGGGCGTTTTTTTATAGGTGAGTTATGACAAATCACGTTAAATCTTTATCAAAAGAAGATAGAAACAGACACTTCCCAGACGGCGGCAAAGGCAGCTGTAGATACAGGGGAAGATTGGGTAAAGGGTTTCACAATGAATCAGACAAAAAAGTAAGAGAAAATAAGTTCTGGGACAATTGCGAATTTGAGAGAAAAAAAAGAGCTAAACTAGAAACTCAGAAACGTGGAGAGTAGAAATGCCAAAGAACGGACAGAGCGTAAAAGAGGCAAACAGGGCTATAAGGCAAGAGGCTTTAAGAGAGAAATTAGCAGCAGGGGCTCATCTTAACTTAGCTATTGAAAATATTGAGAATATAGAAAAGCTACAACCTAGCGATACATTCAATCAGGAACATCAGAAATACAAGACCGCAGCAGAGCTTAGATTGAGGTTGGTCAACAAGTATTTACCTGACCTTAAAAATGTTGAGTTGGCTAATGATGGCGGTGGTGAGCTAACTATCAAGGTGGTTGATTTTAGTGATAAGCATGGAAAATAATGGAAATATACCTTCCAAATAACTGGTGGCCTACACCTCATCAGCTACCATTCTTTAAAGCTCTAGATAGCGGTATTAAAAGAGCTTGTCTAGTATGGCATAGACGAGCAGGGAAGGACTCTGCAAGTCTCAACTATACAGCTAAGGCAATGATGCAGAAGAAAGGGAATTATTGGCACTGCCTTCCTAAAATTGCACAAGCCAGAAAGGCGATATGGAATGGTGTTGATAGGAATGGTAGAAGGATAATAGATCAGGCATTCCCTAAAGAGATCCGCAAAAGAACCTCAGAGCAAGAGATGTTGATCGAGTTAAACAACGGCTCAACATGGCAATTGGTAGGCTCTGATAACTATGACGCAATGGTAGGCTCTAATCCTATCGGGATTATATTTTCTGAATACTCTATATCAAACCCGCAGGCATGGGATTACTTTAGACCAATGCTAGCAGAAAATGGTGGATGGGCTGTTTTTATCTATACAGCGCGAGGCAAGAATCACGGCTTTCATCTGTATAATATGGCTAAGAAGTCAAAAGACTGGTTTTGCGAGCTATTAACCGTCAATGACACTAAGCGAGAAGATGGGGCGCCGGTTATAGGTCCGGATATAATCCAGCAAGAACGCGACGAAGGGATGAGCGAGGAAAAGATACAGCAAGAGTATTTTTGCTCTTTCAATGCTCAAATACCTGGGGCTATTTATGCGACTCAACTAGCAACAGCAAGGGATGATAAAAGGATAGGTTCTATACCTGTTGAGCCGTCGATAAAAGTCCACACTGCTTGGGATTTAGGTATAAGCGACGCTATGTCTATTTGGTTCTTTCAGATAGTTGGTAAAGAGGTTCGATTACTTCACTATTACGAGAATAACAATCAGGGAATAGAACATTACATCCAATATCTTCAAGAATTCGCAGCAAAGCATAGTGTTAGTTATGATCAACATCTAGCGCCACACGACATAGAAGTTAGAGAGCTGTCAACCGGCAAGACTCGCAAAGCTACAGCGGCTAGGATGGGTATTAACTTTCGCACAGTACAGCGACCTAAGACGAAATCAGAAGGCCACGATGCGGTTAGGCGCATATTTCCACGGTTATGGATTGATGATACAAGGGCCGAGCATGGGTTAAACTGCATATCTAGCTACCAATACGAATGGGACGACAAGAAAGGTATATTTAAAACTCAACCACTACACGACTGGGCTTCTCACGGAGCTGACGCCTTACAAACTTTAGCTTTAGGTTGGTCGGAAAATATGGGTGGCAAACCAAGAAGAACAAATAATCAAGCGATGAAGGTTAGTTTTAATGTCTTTGGATAGCGTTTATGTAGTGTTTGAGGATGGAGAAACAGACCATTTCCTCAAGCCGTTCCTGAATCCTTTAATTAACCACTGCTTTCTGATCATACCAGACGGCGATAAATTAATAGTAAGCAACAAGACAATAGATAAGCTTGAAATTTATACACTTAATAAAATTGGTGATATACTACAAAACAAATCCGTTATCAAGATAAAGCCGAAGAAATCAAAAAGAGCTGTCGTGATAAATACTTGCGTGGGGCATGTTAAACAATATTTAGGTGTTAGAAACCCTTTTATACTTACACCTTACCAGTTATATAGGAGCTTACAAAATGGGTAGCAGTCCGAAACGTCCAGCTAAGACAGCAGAAGAAAAGGCATTAGAGGTGCGTCAACGCTCTTTGCTTGATAAAGAGATAGAAGAAAGCGAAGAAAGGTTTAAAATGCTTGCTAGGGGTAAACTTGGTCGAGCCTCTCTATTGTCAGGTGCGGCAGTAACGCCAGCTACAGCAGCAGGCGCAGCTACTAGGGGTGGCGGCGGTGGTGCAGGTTCTTTGATTGGTGCGGCGGGTAGAGGCACAACATCAGGCGCAACAAGCCGAGCTACATCAGGCTCAAGAGCTCCACAGGTAATGCGATAATGGCTGCTATACCAGAAGGTCTAGGCAGCCTTAGAAGTATTAAAGAGCGCGAAAAGAAAGCGTTTGAACAAATGTCGAAGTGGGAAGATGTGCTTGATGATGCTTATGAATACTTCCTGCCTCAAAGAAACCTATTTAACAGAGATGATAAAGGTCAAAAGAAGATGGATAGAATCTTTGATTCGACTTCTCTTGACTCTATCAAACAAGGAGCATCTAAACTTCAAGAGAATATCGCGCCTATTTGGTCAAGATGGGCTAAGTTCGAACCTTCTAACGAAGTGTTAAGACTTATAGAGGAGTCAGGGCAAGAGTCTGAGACTGAAATAAGAGAAGCACTAGAAGAACAGGCGGAAGTGCTCTTTGATGTACTTAATAGGAGTAACTTTGGCACTCAGTTTTTTGAGTTTGCTTTAGATCTACTTATCGGCACGGCAACCATGATGGTCGATGAGGATGAATCAGAAGAAATGCCTATTATCTTTAGTTCGGTTCCTCAGATTGGTATAGCATTTGAAGAAGGGCCGCATGGAACAGTTGAGACTCACTTTAGGCGATTTAAGGTAAAAGCACGAAACATCGAGCGCAAATGGCCTGGGTTTGAGGTATCAAGCGAGTTAGACGCATTAATCAAGGATTCACCTGATACAGATGTTGATATTTGTCAGGGTTTAATATTTGAGCCTAAAGAGCAAGAGTATCACGCGGTTGTTTGGTGTAAGAATGAAGAAAAAGCATCTTGGGTTGAGTCTTACGGTGAGTCCTCCCCTATGGTTACATCCAGATATTCTAAAACGGCTGGTGAAATCAGAGGTCGCGGGCCTTGTTTGGATGTGTTACCTGATGTTAAATCACTCAACAAGGCGAAAGAATTTGCATTAACTAAGTCG